GTTGTAGAGCAGGCGGTTCCCATCCAGAAGGATCTGAACAAGACCCTTTCTCAGATTATTGAGTACAAGAACCTGACGGTTAAACCTCGGGTATGGGCACCAACGGGATCCCTGTCCGGAGTGCGTATGACTTCGGAGCCAGGGGCTATCTATGAGTTTAACCCTGTAGGAGACCATAAGCCTGAGATTGAGCAACTTCCCTCACTTCCACCTTACATCTTCGACCATCTTCAGGAGATCCGTAGAGACCTTCGGGAGATTTTTGGTATCGCGGATGTTACAGAAGGAACGCCCCCACCCAATGTGGAAGCGGGAATTGCCATCGACCTTCTTCAGGAAATGGCGACCGACAGGCTGGCTCCAACCATCCTGCTCATCGAGCGGGCGCTGGTGCGAGCCGGGGACATTATGCTCAACTTTGCTCAAGAGTATTACAAAGAGCCGCGCCTTCTCAAGATTAGCGGCTCCGGTACCGCCAACAAAGTTACCAAGTTTAACCAGGCCGACCTTAAGGGCGGCGTCACCATCCATGTGGAAACAGGTTCCGCTCTCCCACGCACTCGCGCGGGTAGGCAGGCGCGAATTATGGACTATGTGGATAAGGGCGTTATTCGGGTCGATCAAGCCTACAAGTACCTTGATATTGCCGATCTTGCGGGCCTGGGCGCTATGTTCCAGGCAGACGAAGATCAGGCATACAGGGAGCATGACAAGCTCCTGGCGGGCGAACCTGTTAACATCGTTGAAATGAATGCGGCGATACAACAGATTGAGTCCGGCCAGGCGGTTGATGAAACCGGGGAGGTTCTCGAAGATCCGCAGGCTATTGAAGCCTATGTGCGAGAAGCGAGTCTTCAGCCTCACCCATTTGAAAATCTTGCAACCCACCTTGACGTTCATTCGCTATTTATGAAGTCTTCCGAGTTTGAGGCGCTACCAGACGAGACCAAAGCAGGTTTCCTGGATCATTACCGCCTTACTCAGCAGGCTCAGGGCGAAATGCCCGCAGCGATGGAGTTCAAGCCGGTTACCCCGACGCTTCAGATCAAGGCGACGGCAGGGCCGACAGCGGTTTCCACCATCCTCAGCAAGGCCGGTGTTCCGGTTACGCCCGAGGATATGTCGGAGCCGCCGCTTGAGACGTGGGTTTCGGATAAGATTGATGAGCCGGATCAGGATGAAGCAGGCAATGACCCGCTTACTGAGTCGGATCTTCAGCTTAAGGAAGCAGAATATCAGGCTAAGCTACTGGATGCCGAGCTTCGTACCGGCCGTGTGGACTTGGATCTCTCTCAGAAACAGGAGAGGCACCCTCACCAGGCGGAACAGGACAAGCAGAAGGCCCGTAAAGCAAAGGCTGACGCGGATCTGGCCGAGAAGAAGGCCAAGCAATCCGACTTCCGCCCGAAACCTAAGGCGAAGTAATGGCAAGAAAGGTATATACAGATCGTGACCGTGCCCGCGCATACGCGGAGTTGACGGCCCTCGAAGGGAATGTCCGGAGAACCGCAAAGAACCTGGGCATTCCTGTTCCAACTGTCCGAAGATGGAGAGACGAGTGGCGCTTGAATGGTGTACCCGAAAAGGTACGGGCCGAGATAGCGCCAATCGTTTCCGACTTCCTGACTGACGCTCTCCGAATTCGGGGTAAGCTCCTACTGAAACTGGAACAATTGGTGGATGATGGGAAAGTTACCCCTCGGGATGTCACAACGGCGCTCGGCGTTCTGTCGGACAAAATCCGTGCCTATGAGAATGTCCGCGAGACGCAAAAGGTTGAACACACCCTTAACCTTCCTCCCGCCGACGAGATCCGCGAATTGTTCGCGGGGATGCTTGAGGGCATGGTTGATGCTGCACGCCTCCGTGCCGCTGAAATTGAAGCGATTGAAGAAGAGCCACTCACGACGACATATCGTGAACTCGCTCCTATCGCAGAAGGAGGTACAACTCCGTAATGTCGGATGTAGAATCCAATTTTAACGCCGCGCTTGGGGCATTCACCGAGAGCATTGCCGAAGAGGCAAGCCAGGAGAACCAGCCCGAGCCGAGCGCACCGGTTGAGCCAACCGAACCTAGCGACCAGGGCACCGAAGCCCCCGCCAGTAAGGATCTTGACCTAAGCCACCTACCTGAGGAAGCTCAGATTTATCTGAGGGCGCGTGAGCGGGAAATGACCGCTGATTACACTCGCAAGACTCAGGAGGCGGCTCAGCAGCGCCAGGAAGCCGAACAGGCTTTGCAGTTTATTCAGGCGCTAAACTCCGATCCTCAATTTGCTCGGCAGGTAGCTGGTTTCATCCAGCAGGGCTTGCCGCAGGAATACCAGGACGACGGGCCGGACTTTGAGCCGGACGAGTATGGAGAGGCGGAGGATCCCTACGAAAGTGAGATTAGAGAACTAAAAGAATGGCGGGAGAGCCTCGAAGATCAGATGTACGAGGCACAACTTTCCGCGCATCTTGACAGGCAAGTTGCGGATATTCGTTCCGAGAATCCTGCTTTTAGCGAGCGGGATGTTCAGGCCATTATTGAACTTGGTTATGCCACTGACGGCGATCTTTATGCCGCTCGTGACATTTACCAGGGCATTAGTGACCATGTACTCGGACGGTATCTTGAGAGCAAGCGAGCGGTCACCGCTCCGGCCCCACTTCCCAATACTTCTGGATCTACGGCACCTGTGCCTATCCAGGGCGTTGAGAACCTCAGGGCTGCTGCTCTCGAACGTATCCGCAACGAGCTTGGTTAGGGACTAATCCTCGTGGGTGCTGGTAATTTAGACCACTAAGGAGAGTAACAGATGGCCTTTATTGGCGCGTCTGTTGCCAGCACTCTTTCAGGTGTCCTGAAGGACGTGTATAAGGGCGATGTCGTTGAGCAGCTTAACAACGAGATCCTTCTTACTTCGCGTCTGGAACGACATTCGGACGAGTTCTCTGGTAACCAGGTTGTTCTCTCCGTCCATAAGCAGCGGTCTGCCGGTGTGTTCGCTCGCGGTGAAAACGTGGCGTTCGCAGATCCGGGCGCGCAGCTTTATGCCAAGCCGGTCTATGATATTAAGGCGCTGTACGGGCGTCTTCGTATCACGGGTCTTGGTAAGGTGAAGACCGCCAATCAGGCTGGCGCATTCTTGCGCGTGCTTGAGGGCGAGATCAATGGACTTAAGAACGACCTCAAGATGGATGTTGCCCGTCAGCTTTACGGCGACGGGACGGCCCGCATTTCGAGCGGTTCCGCTGCTGCGGCCAACATCATCGACATTCGCCCGATTGCGGGTGGTGGTACCAATACGTCTGAACCGCTTCGTAAGGGCGAGATTTATATTGGTATGATCGTCGATGGTGGAACGCTTGCGGCTCCGACCACTCGTTTCGCTGGCCGAGACGTTACCGATGTCAACGTGGCTGCGGCTCAGATTACCATTTCTGGTGCTGCGGTTACCATGACCTCTGGTACCGATTTCATCTTTCGCCAGGGTAACGCTGCGGCTTCCTCTGTCTCTTATGAGATCAGCGGGCTTGGCTCCGTTCTTCCTACTGCTGCCAACACCTTCGGGGGCATTGATGCTTCCGCAGCGGGCAACGGTTGGTGGGACAACCAGCGGGTTAACCAGGCGGGCGCTCTAACCCTAGACACACTCACCCGATCCTTCAACACGGTCTCAGTGGCCGGTGGCGATGTGTCGGCAATGATTACGTCTCCGGGTATTCAGCGTGCGCTGTTTAACCTGCTTCAGCCGCAGGTTCGGTATGTCGAGCCTCTGTCGCTCAAGGGTGGATTCCGCGCTCTTGAGTACATGGGGCAGCCGTTTATCGCAGATCGCCAGGCTCCGTTCGGCAAGGTTCTTTTCCTTGACGAGCGTTTCCTCAAGATTTACGATACCGGCGATTGGGATTGGCTGGACGAGGACGGCAACGTTCTCAAGTGGGTTGTTGGTTTCGACGCATGGGAGGCCGTGCTTGCACGGTACATGAACCTTGGCGCTTCACGGCGCAATGTTCATCTTCTCCTGTACGGTCTGACCGACGATCCTACGGGCGTCTAATCCCCGTGTGTGGGGGCTGCTCATATGGGTGGCCCCCACTTTTCTTGGAGGAACATGAATACTAACGTTTGGCTCCCGCCCTCGCACGAGTTTCGGGGACTTGCTGCCGCCAGAAAGGCGGCGAAGGAATACGACGCCAATCTGGACTTCGGTAGGAATGAGAAGACCGGACAGTGGTGTGTATTCATTCGACACGGTACAATGCCGTGTGCCTCCGAAGCTGACTTTCCAGTTTTGGGGTTTCAGGATATTCCGGAACCCGAGTTGCTTCAGAGAAGGCTCTACGAAAGCGACTCTCAGCGACACAACATTGTAGTACAGATTCAGCGCCACAACTCTCAGCTTGAAAAGGAAAGAGACAAGATTAGCAGGGAGAAAAGCGCGGAACTAGCGGAACATATGGAGTGGGGATTCCGCAAGATGGACTCAGACAAAGCCCCCACGCGCAAAGTTTTCTTCACGGGGAAGGACAAAGATGCCTCAGCCTAATTTGATGGACGAAGAGAAGCAGAAGCTTCTGTGGCATCTAATGCACCGTCGTCCCGGTTCTCAGGGAGCAAAGGCCATTCGATCCGGCTCCCGTATTTCCGGAGGGTCTTCATTTGGTAGACTTGGATTTATGCCCTACCTCGCGCAACTTATGGGACACCCTGACGAGAACTATGGGGATGTTAAATTGGCGGATGTTCAAGACTCCGCTCAGACCGGGGGTTATCCGGAAGATTATGGTGAGGGATATGAGGAATCTTCACAGAATCAGCAGGGAGATTATCAGTCTCAGCTAGTCAATATGCCTTGGTTGTACGACCAACAGCAGCCCCAAATTATTCCTAATATTATGCAACTGCTGCCCCCACAGCCGCCTCCGGATCCGCAGCCTGTGTGGGATCCTGTTTCCCATAGTTGGATCTAAGAAATGGACGTTTCCGAGATCCTTACCGAACTGAACGGGCACGGATTCGAGGACACCGTGGAAACTGACAAGTTGGCGGTTATCAACGATACCGTGTGGGATATTGATTCTCGTGAAGTGTGGCCCTACCTTGAAAAGACTGTGGCCCTCAACTTCGATGGAGTTTCTCCTACCCCGACCAATCTACCCACGAACTTCAACAAAGTTCTGTGGCTGTATGATACTCTTCAGGGACTTACTCTGTGGCCCGAGAGACTTTCGACAATCAGAGATAGGCACGGAAGTCAAATGACCCAGGTCAGCGACCCTCTGGCCTATTACTTCCTTGGAGATTCTCTGAGACTCTATCCTATTCCAGGTGTTTCAACCGGAAGATACCAGTTGGACTACCTAGCCCTTCAACCGGAACTAACTGCCGGGTCGGTTCAAGCAGACATCCTTCTTCCGGCGAGACACCATCGAGTCGTCATTCTTGGCGCGCTCTGGCGTCTCTATAAGAGAGAGGATGATCCTGAAAACGGCAATATGTTTCAGATTGATTTTGAAAATCGTCTCGTCCAAATGAGACAAGATTTGTTCCGTCGTCAGCTACAGCGGGCGGATCAAATTTTTGTGATTGATGAGGACGACGAGTATATCTAGGAGGCAGCGTGGCAACTCTTCAAACTCAGACTTTCGGGGGTCTTGCAGGAGGAATGAACCTTGCTAAACCCCAACACGAGCTTGAAGATTTTGAGGCCCGTTATCTTCAGGACACCCTCCTTGATTATCCTGGTCTTCTCCGTCGTAGAGGCCCAATTCAGGAAGCTGCGGGATTTCCTACTTTCACAGAGAAAGCATGCGGGATTGTAGGAACTCTCACGCCTGCCGGGGCCTTTCGAGTTGCAGTTCTTACAGGGGACACCGTTAACGGGTATTTCCGAATGCTGTCGAGCGGGTATAGTTCCTATTCTACCTACAACTGGTTCGGAGCACTCCCGGCGGCACCTACGGCAAACCCATATCGCATCATTGATTCTAAGCCCGCTCTCCTGGGCGGGGTATGGGTTGGTACGAGTTCTCAATACAATGCGACGGCTCCTGTCCAGGTTCTCTCTCTGTGGCGGGGTGGCAACTTTGTAGACTATTCCACCGGGACGATTGCAATGACCCGAGGATCTTCTACGGTTACCGGAACAGGAACTTCCTGGCTTTCTAATGCGACCCCGGGAATGTTTCTCTTCGCGGACACGGTAGACGACGCCAATACAGGCCGGTTTATTCGTCCCTTCATCGGCGTTGTTCGGTCAGTTGAGTCTAACACGTCTCTGACTCTACAGGCGGTGTCTCCTTACAGCACGGGAACCACCGGATATACCCTTACCTCTATTCGAGGTTTTCAATATAAGATTGCAAAGGGCCGAATTACCAGTACCACGACAACGACGACGATTACAGGAGCCAATACAAAGTTCATTTCTCAGGGGATGGATGAAGTTTTCTCGGCTCAATCAGGGGCCGTTGTTTCCGGCCTAGCCACAATCACCGGATTGGCTTCCACTACTTCCCTGAAATCAGGCATGAGGGTCACCGGGGCTAATATTCCTGCTGGTGCATTCATTTTGACGGTTGATAGCGGCACCCAGGTTACCATGAGCGCCAATGCTACCGGATCTGATACCTCCGTCCGTACCTTCAAGCACGGATGGAATCTATATCGAGCTTCCGATATGGGGTGGATTGGTCGAGTGGTTCTGGTCAACAACGAACTATCAATCACTATAAATGCAAATGCTACCCTTGCCCTAAACAACGAACGATTTTTTGCGCTGTGTGGTACCGGAGATTGGTCGTTGAGTACAGCAGCCAATGTAAATAAACCGGGCTTCCTCAATGCTACATATGCTAACCGACAATGGTATGCAAATAATGGTCAGCGGTTGGAACTGATTTCCCGAATCTGGTTTAGTGAAACCGGGGATCCCGAAGCGGTTGACCTTTCCCCCTTCGATGGAGACTTCATTGACCTTTCTTCGTCAGTGGGTACGGACACGCCGATCAAGGCAATTGTTCCTGCTCATAATGCGCTTGTCACAATCAAAGAGAACGAGACCTTTGCCGTAAGCGGCTCGGATCCTACCACCTTTAGTTCAAAGAAGATTTTGGACGACGGTACCCTTTCCGGAATGTCCGCTCAATCTTATGGTGGTGGCGTGGTTTGGGCCGGAAGAGACGGGATTCATTACTACGACGGAGTTCAGGTTAACAATCTGACCGAGGAAAAGCTCGGAGACTATTACAAAAATGCTCTCCGAGGATTGGATCCCTCCGTCTATCGTATGTGGTCTATGATTATTCGAGATCACTATTTCTTGTTCATCGAGAACTTCTCCCCAAATGTGGCTGTCGTCAAAGGGGCGGTCTCTTATACTCCTACCGCGACCACAATCGTTATTAACATGGTGACCGGAGCCGTCTCCCTGTGGACTAATCTTAATGTCAGAGGGGCAATCGAAACTCCGGCAGATAGCGGTAAGCAGACGCTCTATCTTGTGAATAACGCGACTAGAGCCTATATCTGTTATGGCTTTGATCTCTTTGACCAAAGCGGTGCGGATACCCTCCTTTGTGATAGTGGGAGTTCTGCGGCCTTTTACAACTTGGGGGTAACCACCCAAGGAACCGCAACAGCTTTTGCTGGCGCTGCTGATAAGAAGTATTTTTCAAAGGTGATTCTTCCAACTAGAGCTTCTATTCAGTCTATTCGAGTGTTGGCTAAAACTACCATGTCTCCCCCGGATGCTCAGTTTTTGCGGGCGGGAATCTACTCGGATGTGGGCGGGGCACCAAGTGCTCTTTTGGGTTCTACTGTTGATATGGATATTACCGGAACTCTCAGCCAGGCATTCATCAACTTTGCTTTTACAAACCCAATTGAACTAGCTCCTGGTACCTATTGGATCGGGGTTCACAACCATACGACCAACTCCACTTTCTACCAGGAAGCTACTCCCTTTCTAATTGTTCGTGGCGCTGATACTTATTCGGGAGGTTTGTCCGATCCTTTCGGATCCGACGACGGTACTCTCAATGGGCCTCTTGTGGCATATGCGGTTCTCAAAACCGTTGGCCCGGACTTCTACTTGGAAACTAAAAAGTTCAGCGAATCCGACGCCATGAGGAAAAAGCTCTTTAAGCAGTTGGCGGTTACCTATATGGTTCAGGGAGATACTCTTCGGCTGGACACCGTTCCAGGATTGAACACCGTTGGTAAAACCTCTGGAACCGTATTTCCAATCACCGTTTATACCTGGGATCAGATTGCTGCTATAGCAGGAACTTGGGAATCTCTGAGCCTTCTATATCCTACTTGGGACTCGGTGATTCAGGCAAATTATGCTCCTAAGAGGATCAAGTTTCTCAAGCGATCTCAGTTGCTAAGCATTCGTCTATGGCAGAATAGTCCTGCTGTAACACGACTTCAGATCGGGCCGTTCCAGTTGGGCTTCAAATGGATGCGGCCGGGACGGATCTAAATGGAAGACAAGAGAAAACTAGGGGAGTGGTCTGTTACCCAACTTATCAAGTTCCTTGA